CCAACCTCTAACGACATACGAGCGACTTGTTTCGAGGGAGATTCCGGACTCCTTAATATTATCCCAGCTAGTCTTATCCGAGACTACAACAAATCCTTGTTCGAGATTACCCTTACCAATGGATCCATCATACAAGGAATTCCAGCATCCGAGCCAGAGCGGTATCGCGGTAAACAATACCACGGGGCTTGGTTCGACGAGCTCTGTGCATTCGACTACATCGACGACGCCTACGACGGCGTGCAGTTCACACTGCGTCTTAAAGACCCCCGCATCCCACGAGTGCAGCAAATCATCACCACAACCCCGAAGCCAAAAGAGCTTATCGTTGACCTCAACGAGGGAAAGGTAGGAGGTGACGTATATGTTGCAAACGCTTCGTCCTACGACAACCGAGCAAACCTATCAGAAACTTTTTTCAAACAGCTTGAAACGTATGATGGCACTGACATTGGAAGACAAGAGATCTATGGTGAGATACTTGACCCAGAAGCAGCCGGTATCATCAAACGTAAGATGTTCCGCATGTGGCCAGCAAATAAACCCACACCAACCCTAGAGTATGTGATTGCCAGCTACGATCCGGCAACCTCAGAGAAAACAATGAACGACCCAACAGCTTGTACGGTGTGGGGAGTGTTTGATAGAGAAGACGCGGGCACCTGTGTTATCTTGCTAGACGCGTGGGACCACCACCTCTCGTACCCAGAGCTACGCCGCAAGGTCATCGAGGACTTTAAGGAAGTGGTGTACGGGGCGGACAATGACTTTGGCAAGGGCAAGAAGGCTGACCTGATACTAATGGAAGATAAGTCTGCCGGCATCTCCCTGATCCAAGAACTACAGGGCGCGCACGTACCTGTCAGAGGATATAACCCCGGACGCGCCGATAAGGTACAGCGCCTTAATATCGTGGCGCCGTTGGTTGCCAAAGGTAAAGTCTTTATTCCAGAAGATTCTAAACTTAAGGGCGAATTTGCCGATTGGGCAAAACGTTTCCTACGCCAAGTGTGTTCTTTTCCAGAAGCAGGCGGCCATGATGACTACGTGGACTCACTTAGCCAAGCCTTGCGCGTATTGCGCGACTCAGGCTGGTTACAGCTAGATCCGCTGCCCGCGCGTGACTATGACTACGCAGACGACGACTACGGCAAAAAGTTTGCCAACCCCTACGCCCAATAAGGGCGGATTAGCCAATATTGTTGCATTATTATAATTAGAATGGATCTTTTAAAAACTCCCCACCAAATGCTCATGGAAAAAGCCGGACTATCTCCGTCTTCTCCCGGAATGGTAAATACGCCAGAACAGATGTCAATGCAAGAGGCACGAGTTTTGCCGCACTTTGCAGCGGGCGGATCTGAGCATGCGCATCAAATGGGTGCCCAAGATATGTTGGCTTTTTTAGTAGCAAACGGGCACCTGCCAGAACATTTTAAAACTGGTGGCCACGCACTATCAAAATTAATAACCGAAATGAAGCACCACCCAGAAAAAGGTCTGTATAACCTATTTGGCGCTTCAGACATTATCGGACAAGGAATTGACGCAGCAAAACATGCAGCGGCCGGCAGAACTCCAGAAGCATTAGAAAGTGGATTTGGTGCTTTAGTAGGGTTACCAGCCGCAATGCCAAGCGTTCCAGTTGCCGCAAGTTTAGCTGTACCCTACGCAGGGCAAGGAATTACTTACGGCGCAACAAACAGTATGGCAGCAAACCCAGCCTTTAGACAGCAAATGAATGACATGTCTAACTCGCCACTAGGTGGGGCGCTCGGCGGCGACGCGGCACTAGCCTCACAAATTATGGGAAACAAAGACTACTCTGGTGTACTAGAAGATAGAAACCCACCAACACCCGAAGAAGCGCCGGCTGCAGCAAAGCCGCGCTCCCTTTTGTATCAAAAAACAATGGGCTTTAATAAATAATGGCAAATCCACAATTACCAATTCAAAACGGCGCTAATTTGCCGGGTCTTGACACTGAAGAAAATATCCAAGAGGCTCAAGATCAAGATGCGGATATGGAGATGTATGAGGACGCGCTTGGCCTTGACCCAGATGAAGTAGAAGAAGAGGTCATTGAATTAGAAGATGGCTCAGTAGTTGTTAACTTCAAGCCTAAAGAATCACCAAACCAAAATCCTGAGTTCTATGAGAATTTGGCAGAAGTATTTGACGACAGCATGTTGCAATCACTTGCGTCAGAGTACTTAGATTTAATTGACGTAGACAAGCAGTCACGCGAGCAGCGCGACAAACAGTACGAAGAAGGTCTTCGCAGAACTGGCTTAGGTAAAGACGCGCCCGGTGGTGCCACGTTTGATGGCGCCTCCAAAGTTGTCCACCCCGTTATGGCTGAGGCATGCGTCGACTTTGCCGCTTCCTCATCCAAAGAATTATTACCACCCGACGGTATTGTTAAATCCAATATCAAGGGCGAGGCAGATAGAATAAAACAAGAGACAGCTGATCGTAAAGCTGATTTCATGAACTGGCAGTTAACAGAGCAAGTTCCAGAGTTCCGTGACGAGATGGAGCAGTTGCTGACCCAACTACCTCTCGGCGGTTCCCAGTTCTTAAAGTGGAGATTTGATAGCGAACAGCGTCGTCCTACTTGCGAATGGGTACCGATTGATAATATCCTCTTACCATACTCTTCTACAAATTTTTACACAGCGCAACGTGTAACTGAGGTGCAAGACATTACAGAAGATGTGTTTATGCAGCGCATTGACGCTGGTATCTATGTTGACATTGACTCAACATATTCATCAGACGCACCGCTTACAGACCAAACACGCAGCCAAGAAGCAAATAATAAAATTGAAGGCAAACAAGAGCCATCTAAAAACGTTGACGGTTTGCGCCGCGTGTACGAGATCACTTGTTTCTTGCGCCTTGATGACGACAACGAAACAGATGGCGCCCGCGCACCTTATATCCTCACAATTGATGAGTCAAGCTCCAAGGTAATCGGCCTCTATCGTAACTGGGAGTGCAACGATGAGAAGCTCGAAAAACTTGACTGGTATGTCGAGTTTAAATTCATTCCTTGGCGTGGAGCTTACGCTATTGGACTACCTCATCTCATTGGCGGTCTTTCTGCTGCTCTTACCGGCTCTCTTCGTGCTTTGCTTGACGCTGCTCATATCAACAACAGCCAGACAATGCTTAAGCTCAAAGGTGGACGCATTGGTGGGCAGTCAGACAGAATCGAGCCAACACAAGTAATTGAGATTGAAGGTGCACCGGGCGTTGATGATGTACGTAAAATCGCAATGCCGATGCCGTTTAACCCACCGTCAAGCGTTTTATTTAACCTGCTTAGCTGGTTAACTGATGCAGCTAAGGGTGTAGTTACTACATCAGAAGAAAAGATTGCAGACGCTAACTCTAACATGCCAGTTGGTACAACTCAGGCATTGATTGAGCAAGGCGCTAAAGTATTCTCCAGCATTCACGCTCGTTTACATCGTTCACAAGCTAAATCATTGGCTATTGTTTCTCGTATCAATCACTGGTACTTGGAAGAGATGGACAACCAGTCTGGCGCTGAGATTAAAGTACGTGACTTTGCCTCTAACTCAGATATTCGCCCAGTTTCAGACCCTAATATTTTCTCTGAGACACAACGTGTTGCACAGAATCAAGCCTTGTTACAAATGGCCACATCTGCGCCTCCGGGCATGTTTGACTTACGTGCAATTTATCGTCGCGTAATGGAACAACTTAAGATTCCATCAATTGATGAAGTATTACCAAATCCATTAGGCGCAAAAGAGTCTAATCCTGCACTTGAAAACGTATCTATGACCATGGGCCGTGCAGCTGCAGCCTATCCTGATCAAGATCACGTTGCCCACATTAAAATTCACCTTGAATATGCAAATAACCCAGCTTATGGTGGCAACCCTGTTATTGGACCTGCTTTTGCTCCCCATGCTTTAGAGCACATCAAGCAGCACTTAACACTACATTATTTGCAGTCTATGCGCTCGTATGTAGCACAAGCCGCTGGTGGTAAAGATACACTAGACTTACACCAAGAGAAGCCACTTGACCTTGAAGCCCAACAAGCTCTAGCAGTGGCGTCACAAATGGTGGACGAAGATGCTAAAAATACTTTGGGGCCATACATCCAGCAGATCCAAGGATTGGCTCAAAAAGTTGCTCAGGCTCAACAGGCCCAACAGGCTAATATTGCTGGTTCTGATCCAACGGCTCAGGTTATTCTTAAGACTCAAATGGCTGAGACCGACCGTAAGGCAAAAGAATCACAGGCCAAGATGCAACTTACAATGCAACAAGACCAACAAGACTATCAAATCAAGTTGGCCGAGTTACAGCAAAAAGTTGCAGAGCTACAAACCAAGTACCACACGCAGACGGTTGTCGACGCAAACCACAACGCAACTCAGATTGCCATGGCAGACATCAATAACGCCTCACGCGAGCGTGTAGCGTCTATTAACGCACAGGCGGCGCTGTCACAAGATCAGATGGCAATGGCACACGAGCAAAATCAAACCGCGTTGGAGGCATCCCATGCTGCACAGCAAGATATCCGCCAGCATGGTTTAGAAATTGAACAACAGCAGTTTGAGCAACAAGCACAGCAAGTTCAGCAAAACATCGGCGCCCAACAACAAGCCCAGCAATCAGGCTTAGAGCACTCGCAGACCATGCAGCAGAATGATCAAACTCACCAACAAGCACTAGAACAACAAGCAGCAGCACCACAACCAACTCCTCCACAAGGACAATAAAATGGCAACTAAAAAACAAGCCGGCATTATCGGCTTTCGTCAAAACTACAAAGAAACTGGTAGCCTGTCAACAGGTGGCGGTCCAGACGCTAAAGTAGATAATGGCCCATCAGGCTCTAAGCGCCCAAACAATGCAGTGAAGGGCAAACCAGCTCGTTCAAGCAAAGTCGGTCCAGATAAGAATCTGAACGACATCGGCGGCGGAAACTTCTACTAATATTTAGGGCGCCCTGCCCTAAATGTTTGTATTATTGTTTATATGAAAGACTTTATTTCTGAAATTATTTCGCGGACGCGAGATGAGCAGGCAAAATTGGCGGAAACCCTCACCGCTGGAAATAATGTCAATAGCTTCGATGATTACCAACGATTAATTGGTAGATACGAAGGTTTTAAGGCAGTACAAGACATTATCAATGAAATTTTGAGGGAAGACGAAGAAGACGACCTGTAAAGGTCATAGGGAGCACTGAACAGTGTTTGATTTAAAAGGAAACGAAGAGCCGGATACACGATCAGAGGAAGAATGTTTTCC